ATTAAAGTTGCAATACTATTACCATTAATTGCACTATTCTGAACAGGAGGTTCTGGAATATTTATTGTGTTAGAATTCTGTGTTACTTGATATGGTAATGGTCCAGTGGTTTGTGCTTGTCTCTCGATCATTGGTTGATTAACATAAGATCCTTGTCCGTTAGATACGACGTTAACCGCAGGTGGTTGTACTTTATTCAACATAGATCCTCCTCCAAGGAAGCTAGAGATCATATCTACAATAACCTTAGCAAATCCTTCTCCTATGTAAGTCGATAATACTTTGATAATAATAAAGACAACGGCTTGGAACAATCCCATTAAACATAATCTGACTTCCACTGGCCATGAACTAGTTCCGGGAGTATTATATTTTTCTCCTAATTCTATGAGAAGTCTCTCATATCGAGGCATTCCATCTTTCTGTGCAATAGCAAATCCAGAACAATTCAATCCTAATACTTTAGTAGCAAATATTTCGATACCCATCCAATACATCATAACATACACTTTATATTGATCGGCCGAATTACATACATGTACGTGTTTAAGATATGTTTCGTATCTTACATGTACATGTTCTAATGGTTCGGTATCATCGAGAGGAGGTATCATATAATTAGGCCAAACAGTCCGAATTACACCTATTTTAGTTCTAAATTCTTCTCTTATTCTTACCTGTTCTAATATAGGAAGAGAGGAATATTTAGGGATAACAGGAGCAGTTGGAAGCTCTGATGGTAAAGAAGGAGGAGCTATATTAGAACTTGCACCACTGATACTAGAAGTATTCTCTACTATCTTTTCATTAATAGGGGAAGATTGATTTGATGTAGTCGTACTAATTGGACTAACCGGAATATCCTGATTTGAGATGGTCGTACTAATTGGAGTAATCGGAATAGTTGTACTAATTGGACTAGCTTGATGTATGATAGGTTGATTTGGAGTAGTCGTACTAATTGGAGTAATCGGAGTAGCTTGATGTATGATAGGTTGATTTAGAGTAATTGGATTAGAACGATTATTAGAGAGGGGTTGATCAACATGTCTCGTTCGATGATCAGTATTCCTTGATATTTGTCTTCCTGATGAATGGTGGCCATTACCAGTGATAGGACTTTGTAATGGGGATCTTTCTCTCTTAAAATTAGTAGAAATGACAATAGGAATATCTGGTGAGGCTGGTCTAATCTCTTCTGTATTTGAATCATCGATGGATCTAATGCCATCACTACTTATACGTTCTTCTGTTGTATCAATTAGATTGATAGATGGAACACCATTTCTAGGAGAAGGAGGTCTCACATGTATTACAGGAGGACTAGATAATGCAAGTGATAATGGGGAAGATATCACTTCCCCGCTTACAATAATTGATGTATTATCCCGAGGCGAGTTAGGCCTATGCAAAGGTATACTTACCTGTGGTACCTGTCCGTTTAATGGCTTGATTATAGGTGTTTTGATTAAAGGAGCAGAATTAACAGGAACATCATCATTACCGTTTGATGAGATTACATTATGATCTAATTTGTCCATCTATTTTATTTATTCTTAAATCTTTTAAGCGAGAATTATTAACCGGCTCTATCAACGAATCCGTATTATAGATATCTATTTATAATAGAGGATAAATATAATGATTATAAAAATAAATCGAGAGATATCATGTTATAAAACGCAATGGAGGTCCCACCAAAAACTACATTGGTCCGTTTAGAGAAAGAACCGGTTGTACATTTTAAACATACACAATATATTGATGAGAGAGAAAATCCTGCTTTATCACCTGATCATCAGATAATACAAATAGGAGAAATTCCGAAAAGTCCTAAATGGACTCTTACTCCTCTATACAAAGTATCTGCTACTGGAGCATTAACGTTATGGCAAGTTGGCTTTGACGGGAAGAACCAACTTGAAATGACTTACGGTCATGTTGATGGACCATCCGGCTACCGAACTGATCTAACAGAAGTTATCCCAAAAGTAAATAGGACTATGCAACAGCAAGCTTTGCAAGAGGCATCGCAACGATATAAAGAGAAATATCGATCGGGACATCGACCAGCTGGTGCTCAAGGACCTACTACTATTAAAGGAATGAAGGGAAAAGTTTATCTCAAAGAGGCTAAGATACATAGATGGCCCGTCGCAGTACAAGTAAAAGTTGATGGTGTACGAGCGCTCGTACAAGATCTCGGTTATGGAAACATAACTATTCGAAGTTATCTTGATACTTATTATCAACATCTTGGACATATTACGAAAGATCTGGAAACCTTCCTCGTGTATCTTCCTCCTTATTCTACTCTTGATGGAGAGATAGTATATCCCGGCCATACTTTCAACGAAACAATATCAGTTCTTAAGAAAATAGTTAATATCGATCCAAGAGTAGGAGATCTTGCCTTCTATGTCTTTGATATCTATTTCGAAGAAAATCCATCTTTTGATGAAAGATATTCTCTTCTCTTCAACGCCTATAAGAGATATCTTGCTGATGGTAATATTAATAAATCTTTCTCATTACTTACAATTACTCTCGCTTGGTCACATAATGATATTCTTAGCTTTCGTAACCAATTTATCGATATGGGCTACGAAGGTGTAGTCATAAAGAAACTTGCATTAAATGCTCCTCGTGGCACTAGTGAATATAGTGAGTCAGTATATGAACAGAAGAGAAGTAGCAATATTCTAAAATATAAAGACTTTATAGATGAAGAAGCAACTATCCTTGCAGTACTTGATACTGCTACTGGTAAAGAGAAAGGAAAGGCTATGCTTGAAGTACGAGATCCAAGAGGTAATATCTTTTTAGTGAGAATGAAGGGTTCCTTCGAAAGAAGGGAGAATTGGTTAGCACATCCAGAACTTGTTGTAGGTAAACAAGTAACAATTAGGTATTATGAGTTATCAGAATATGGAGTTCCTCGATTTCCGATAGGTCAAGAACTAAGAGATTATGAGTAAAAATAACATAATATTACAATTTCTTTTTATTGTAATATTCTTGTATCTGTATTGCTATTTCCGAACAGAAATATTATCTTAACACGGTTAAGAGTTTTTATAATTAATTTTATTCTTCCAATCAAAGGAATAAATAAGAAGAATAAGTTTCGAGAAAAAAAGTAGAAATAATAAAGAATACAAAATTACGTTGTAATATCTCCTCGATTTTTATTCGAAATATTTTGGACTAATCCAAAATAAACGAAACGCGAAAAAAAATCTGTCCTTGAATAAATGTCTGTAGTTCAATCTCAACCATTAAGCGCGCTCGCTTCCGGTCAATCATTAGAACTTAAATACAAAGAAGGTATGTTTGAGAAACAAGGAGGTATGGCCGGAGGTCAAGGATGGGGTGGTGATAAAGGATGGGAAGGTAAACCCGGTTATATGTTGCCCGGATGTGGACCCAAAATCGAATGTACTCCAAGATATGAATGTAAACCAGTTCCACAGTGTCCCGATCCCTGCCCAAAACCATGCATCGATCCCTGCGCTGCTAAGGACCAATGCGCAACTGGTTCATCATGGGGTGGAGCATGGGGAGGACTTGCTGCCTTCATCATTTGGTTCATCATCATCACAGTGATTGTCTGGTTGATCATCTATTCTCTCAAACCCGCTTGGGCATTACAACCCAATAGCACTAATGTTGATACAGGTAAAGTATTACTTGCTTCCATTGTTATTGCACTCATCATTATCATCATCATCTGGCTTCTTATTGCTAGCTTAAGAAGTTGTGGAGGAGGTAAGGGATATTGGTAATCGATTATACCTTAGATTAAAAACTTCACTTTAAAAATAAATATAGTATATCTCAGTATACTATATTGCCGACACAGTATATCTTAGTATATCTTTAGTATAGTACCAATACTAAAGATATACTATACTAACATCGATACCGTCTAATTATGATATCTCAGTATTGACAGTATATCGTAACATTAATACTATACTAATATCGATACTATATTATGATATCTTAGTGTTAGTATCGATGTTAGTATGGTATTAACATGTTTATCATACGGTATTAATCTAGTGTAAGAGAATAATTAGAGAGAGCATACACTGATAACTCTCCATCGTATATGTTCTTTGGACGACCATTTTGATATAAAACTATTAAGGATTTGTCACAACCGCTTTTATGATTATCTGTTTGAATAAGTCTAGTGATATTAATTTTATTTACCATTAAATTACAGGCAGCAAATAATGGTCCAGCAACTTGCTGAGCAGTTAAACTAAATATTCTAAGTAGTCTTTGTGATAATATTCCCTCAACGTAAAATAGAACTATAGTAACATCAGGGAAACTAAGTTCTAAATTAGCATTAAAATCCTTTGAAGTAAGGCGTTTAATACATTCCTGTGCGAATAACTCTTGTCTTTGTGGAGATATCCTATTCAGGAAATTATCTATTGATGTCATCTTCTTTGTGATATAAATTATAATTTATAATTTATAAATTATAATTTTTATTTTAATTATTTTGTAGAGGGCTTGGTTCCGTTGAGAACTTATAGTTACCGCTACTACTCTTTTCAACAACAAGTCTCTTTGTCACTAGAAGAATAACATGTGTTTTGAATTGTGTGTTATTCTTTATTAAATTGTTGTTATCTGTCTGTTCGATATCATATTCTCTTATATCAATAAGAAGTTTAGCTTTGAGACTATAAAAGACAATACCAACTTCACCATCGACTGATGCTGAATTATAAGCGAAACTATAAGCATTAAATCCTGGTTCTGATGGTGGAGATGGAAAATGTTTTCGATACTCTCCTATATCGAAGTGATCCGCATCCATCTCCTTCAAGCGAAACAAATCACCATATTTTAAGTTAATCTTTCTACATGGATTCCACCCTTTGTATAGATTATTGCTGTTAGTAGTATAATTAGAATAATTATTATTTCCTGTCGCTTCGAGGTTTTCTGCTACCCAGAACATTGCTTTACAAGGATATATTGATTGTAGTTCCACCGTTGAAGTTGATTTATACCCATAGGCAGAATCATTACTACATGTTACAATGTCATCGATGTAGAAACTGAGAGTATCGTGACATCTTGTTGCACCCATTTCACCAGAAGAAATGTATCCATAACGTGCCCATAGTTCCGGATTCTTCAATGTTTGATCTTTCGTAACATTATCAAGATAACTGTAATCATAAGGAATTTGTTTCCATGTTTTTCCTTCGTCATCTGTTTTGATCATCCTTAACAGACTACTTATTTTCTTTCGAAGAAGGTATTTATGCTTAATTATTGATTGAGTCGATGCCAAGAAGATAGGAAAAGCCAAATTCGTCGATTTGGAGTAATAAAAAGGTTGGTTGACATTAGTTATATATTCAGGAAGACTATCATTCCAACCTTCAAGAAAAGGTAGATTTCCTATTCCTTTATCATGATGTTCTCGAAATCCAGGAGTCATATAAGCTTGGAAGTAAATATCACACCATACATTGCTAATGGTGTTCAAACTTTCATCTTCAATAAGAAATTCACCTTGTGTGAAGATATTCGATCCAATGTTATGACACCATGCAATCTTAACTTTTCCCTTATATTCAGGTTTAACTTTTATTGCAGGTAATTGCTGTCTCATATCAGTATATATGAGATAATGGAAAGTATTATTAACGATATAAGAAATACCATCATCCTCTCCGACTGATGGTGATAATTTCATTGGTATCATGGTATACCACGTTATTTTCCTGAATTCATACATAAAAATTGACTCGATGGTTTGAGTGTCATCTGTTGTAGTATGAAGTTCATTCTGGAATTTGCTAATAGAGTCAAAATCTGACTTTGCTATACTAGTCATCTTTCCAAATTAAAATCGCTTTGTTTAAGGTATTCCTTCTTTTATGAGCAATGAAAACAGTATAAAAATTAATAAAAAAAATAAATTTGTTTAGATGGGCTGATAGATGCTCAATAAAAGAGAGTATATGAATGATATATTACCGTTCAGGACAAATAGTTTATCATCAACTTTCCGACATAAATGAATTACATAATTTGTTTATATTTTTTGTCTCGAAATACTTATACTGTGACGAAATTATTTAGAAATGACTTTAATTCGAATGAACTGTTATAATTATATAACTCAAAATACTAACTTCGACGATCAAGAATTTTTTCGTTGAAATAAATTTCCTATCATTGAAAAATACCATAAAGAAAAATATAAGTAACTCTAAACCAGTACAAGAAACGAACATTAACAAACATGTCTACAGCAACAGTCGGAAGAAGAAAGAAGTTGACTCCAGAAGAGAAGAAGGCAAATGATCAGCAATTTGTTCTTCCTTCTCCTACTATCTTTTACAAGCATATCGGTTACTTGATCCAAGTCTACAAATCTCTCATGAAACTTTCTAACAAGCTCGCAACCTATGGAAAGGGTAATTCAATCGCCATTTCTGTTAGTGGTGGTATGGCAATTCTCACCAAAGCTGATCTCAGAGCATCTTCTGCTCTGTTTGTCGAAGAACTCAAGAAGATTAAGAGTTATTACAGAATGGCCAGAAGAAAGAAAACTGGAGGAGCTGCACCAAAATCATTCAAGAGTGTTTTCACACCAGTTCTTATGGGAAATGCGATGCGTAAATATGTTAATGATGCTAATTTCGGTCCTCTCTATCCTGCAAGCGGTGGTCCAACTCGTTCAGATAATAGCCGTTTGATTGATTATTTACCTCTTGTTAAATCAGGTATTTGTTTGCGAACTACTCTTCAACTGTTATTCTACGCCAACATCTATACAGAACAAATGCAAAAGGGTACAAATCGTCAAGATGTTACACCATCTGGTGCGTTACTTAGTGTGTTTAGCACTCAACCGGCTTTATATAGTTTTAAACCTGGAGTAGAAGGTGGTAAGGTGGATAAACATGGTCAATTGAAATCCGTGAAACAAGGGAATCCGAATGATCGAACCACTTTCCAAATCCTCTCAGCAGAAAATCCTAAGATAGTTAAGGGTCAACTGGTTCCTTTCACTGATAAATCATTCAGACTTTTCTTCATTCAATCAATCATTGCTCTCAATGTGTATTCCAAGGGAGATCCTGCCATAGGTGAAGAAAACTTGCGCATCTTGAATGATAAGGAACAAAGAGACCGTATGTTAGCTGAATACGATATTATTAGTAAAATCAACAAACCCGAGTGGGCTGCCCTATTGGAACCAGGAAGAAAATTGAAGAGAAAGACAGAAAAGAAAACAACCAAAGTAAAGCCCGTCTATCAATCAGTCGAACAATCACTTCAAGCACTTCGAAAATAAATAGAGCATAAAGATCTTTATGATTTAAAAAACATACGAGCCACATCGTATGTTTGATATAATATTATATACTTTTTAAATGGAATCGGAATCAGTGATAATTGTGTTCTGTATTATTATTGGTGTTATTATTGGTGTTATCGTTATCTTGATAATATTTAATACTGGTAATACTAGTAGTGCTATATGTCCTTTATTACTCGCTCCTGTAACTATTAATACATTATCACCGTTTAGTACAAGTAAACCTCCTTATGTAAGCTTAAATTGTCCAGTACAACCTAATTCTGTAAGAGGTCCTTCACTAAATGTACTTCCTACTAGTCACTGGTTAAGTAGTTCATTATATAATTCTACTAATCTCAATGTTATCTTTCCATATCCATATTATGCTATTATTGATTCTGGATCATTAGTGATGGATTATCCAATAGGATCAACTGCTTTTACTGATACTACAGATAATATCTTTTTATTTGCTCCTATGAATAGTTCTCTGAGAATAGGAGCAGTGGAACAGTTGAATAGTCCGATACTATCATATTATGACGATTTTACTGGTACATTTACTTGGTCAGATAATAATTGTAATATAATGAGCGCTCCATTGGTTCGCGGTTGCCCTTATATTACTATGACATATTCTTCTTCTGGTCAGGGACTGACTCCTTATATAAATTCATTAGATAGTAATAACAACATTCTATATCACTGGTCCATCATTGAAGGAACAACGGATGGATTTCCTAATTCACATTATATCGTTAATCTTACACCGTCTAGTAATTCGAACAGTCAAATGGGACTAACATATCATATCTTCGCTCAACCACCTATTGTGTTAGAATTGACAGGATCTTATGGAGTCAAATGTAATACAACTTATTCTGGTTATATTAGAGTGGCAGTTGAGGATAATCCAACACAAGGAGAAATAATATCACAAACACAATATTATATGTCTTATCCGATTGCAGCTAGTGTTAATTATAAGATTATCTCTGGTTCATCGGGAACAGGTAATGTCAATCTACCATTAAATATAACATGGTCATCAAATGATAATAATCCTCTTCTTTTGTGTGCTTTACCTCATATGACTCCTAGTTATCTTACTAATGTCTTTGACACTGATTCTATTATGAATACTTCCATCAAAGGACCGGTTAGATTAGTGTCTGGATCTAACTGGATACTAAATGAAACATTACCTATGATTGGATTTATAGATCCAACTCCTATTGTTAATGAGGGTCAATTGAACGCTATTCAAGAACAGTGGTCATCTGATATGACATCCTATATCTCAGGGAATACTGGAGTATTAGGGAATACTGGAATACAAATACCTTTAGATACTTATAGCTATGGTAGATATTATGCTGGTCTTGCTGTTCTACTATTAATTGGCGAGAAAATATCCTTCAAAGATACTCCATTATTTAATTCAGGATTATCTACGTTACAGAATGGAATGTCCGTTTTTAATAAAGGATTAGGATATGACTCTAACTGGGGAGGTATCATTACTTCATTAGGAATTAATGATACAACGCAGCAAACTAATGGTGGTAATCCAACATACTCTAACCATCATCATCAATATGGTTACTTCTTATATTCTCTTGCTGTTATTGGAAGATATAATATCTCCTTTCTAAAGAGTAAATTATATGGATTAGCATTATCATTAGCAAGGGATATAGGAAATCCAAGTAACGGAGATCCTTTCTTTTCAAGATGGAGACATAAGGATTGGTATATGGGTCATTCATATACTTCTGGTCTTATTAATGAAACAATAACAGGCCGTATAGAAACACAGATAGGTGATGCCGTTAACTGTTATTATTCCTTATATCTTCTCGGATTATCCCTTAATAATGACAATATGATAACTACTGGATCCGTATTAATGGCAACAGAAATAAGATCAGCTCAAACATACTTCCAGTATTCGGCTCATGCGGAAGGAACAACTGTAAATATAGATCCATTATTTAATTCTGTTAATACAATAAGTGTTTGGGGTGATACCAATTATCAATACAATGCAACAGGTCAGGCTATTATTAGTACTCCTAATGTATTTCCACAGAGAAATGCTTATATTTTAGGAACTCTCTGTATACCTTTCACTCCCATCTCTCAAAATCTCTTATTATCGGATTGGATAACAGCAAATGGTAGTATAGTAATGAATAACATTATTAATTCTATACCGGGACTATCTCAAGGATTCATCGCTATTATGTTAATGTTGCTTAGTGTTGTAAAAGGACAATCAGGTAATGCATTTACTATGGCTTCTACACTATCAGGAAATCAAATGATCATTGGCAATACACTTACCAATACCTTATATTGGATCAGCATACAGTATTCTATGAATGAATCCTCTTAAATAAAATATAAATCGTGCTGAATATTTATATTTTTATTGTGAATGATATTATCGTATGAGTACCACTGAGTTATTGTAATAAACAGAGTCCAAATATATAATAATGTATACTGATAACTATTACTAATACTAAGCATTAGTATTAGTAATATAATGATAGTAATAATTGGTAGAAATGCCTAGTACTTAGTACTAGGCAATATAATGATAGCAACGATATATGGTAGGAGTACTTAGTAGTAGTAGTAACATAATTTATCCTATTTATGTTATATTAAGTCTAATATAGCAGCATATCTTCCATTATCAAGATCTGATACACCATATCGAAGTATTTTAACATATAAATCATTACCTCCCGTTTTATCTTGGAAAGGAACAATAATACCGCTATCATTAACAGCGTATACCATGTATGCAGGTGTTCCTTCGAACTGTTTAGATTGACTTCCTGAATTAAATTTCCTATTATACCAATCCACAGCAGCAGTAAAAGCTCTTGACAGTTCACCTCCTATAACATTTTGTATCAGATATATTTTACCATCAACATCTCGATAAATAAAAGGTTCTAAAGTTACCATAGAGGAATTATCTAATTTATCTTTAATAAGATAGAACTTTAATAATCGATTCTCTTGATTTACCATCCATGAGAGAAGATCTTTCTCATTAACGAAAATAGCAACATTTGCTTGTTGTTTAAATGACTCTTCACTAGAATGATAATTATCGATGAATCTAGCTGGTTCATTTGGAAGACCTACTGTTTCATTGTAATACACCTTAATAGAGGCACCTATTTTATCATAGAAATCCTTACTGTAGAAGACGATACGACCATTAGAGAAAAGAGTAGGTGCTTCCTTCGATAATATCGTAATACCTTCAGCAGGAGTGGTAACGATAGGTAAGATGCGTTTAATTCGAATTAAATCATAATAATTAACACTATCTGTGATTGGTTTGTCATTATAAGAAAAATACTCATTGATAAATTGTGATGGTGTACTGTTCCTGTAATTCCTATCTATATCATATAACCAACGAACTAATTGTATGATTATATCCAATATTTTTCTCAACTTGGTCAATCTCGATATAACATTAGATCCTTCCTTTCTTAGTGAATTTGGTGGTCCTATTGGATATTGTAGTCCAGATGGTAGAGTGATTGGTTTGACAGGAACATAGACACCAAAATTAAGATCCATGATAGAAAACCAGATACCATTAACTAATCTTTCATCAGAAGATAACCTAGTGATACCGCTAGGTTGTCCAAATATAGATACAGCAGCTTCAAATGAACAATTAACTGGTTCCATTATAGGTAAATTTTCTGGTTGAGATGGAGGAATTATTAATGTCATATCTTCTCTTAATGTATCATTGCCGTTCTTAATAGATACAGTAAAGTTGAGAGCTCTTAATTTACCATATTCATCTATATATTGTGATTTAGCAGTATAATTAAGCAAGGCCATATAATCTATCAAGGAATATATATTAACATTACCAATGACATCTTCAATCTCAGTGGTAGAGTTTGGTAATAAAAACTTAGCGATTCTCCATGTGATTGTCTTGAAACTTTCTAATAAAATACTATGACATAATTCTGTCATATTAGCACCGAATAATCTAATGTCATCCTTATCTTGTTCGAAATCGATGATAAGTTCACATTGAGGATATTCTAACATATTCGATTCTGAACCCCAATGATTATATATTAGAACGGTTGGCCTATTTGGTCTTAATGGTCTAATATGAAAGAGTTTATTACGAGGAATATCGATGAATGGTAGTGGATGACCTCTAACTAAGTCTGGAGGACTAAAACAAAAGATATTAATGTTAAATATCTCTTCCAACGCTCGATAAAAAAGATTTGGATCGAGAAAGAAAGAATTATCATCAAGATATCTCTTTATCTCTACTGGAGTCTTATCGTAGAATTCTTGGAGGAGTAATTCCGTTCTAATATTATTTGCAATATATCTTCTTAATTTTGTTACATAAGTTTCTCTTTCAAGATCTGTTGGAAGTTTCAGGTAGTCATTATTACTTACTGCAACGCATACACAATGTATGAGAGAATTAGGCGATCTTATAACACCATATCTTATTATTGATCCAGAATCACTATCATAATTCTTTAGGATAGACTCTATCTCTGAAGATACAAAACCTCTTATTCCAGGTTCTAAGAATTTAGATGTCTTAATTAATCCCTCACCTCTTGCACCTTTCTTTGCTCTTGGAGGATATCCTCGAAAGTACTCATTATATCCCTTGCGAAGACCTTCTACTGTTTGATCTCTTATGAAACAACAGGGAATATATGGATATTTGTCTTTATTTGCTAGAGTATTAGTCTTCAATCCAGGATAAGGAATATTATCATTGGGACAAACAAAATTCCATCCCTCTATTATTCTGTTAGGATTCTGTGGATCTCTTGTTGGTAAAGGAAATGTCATTACTTGTCTTTGTGTTGGTACTCCATCACTGAGGAATGTCTTAGCCTTCCAGAAAGGTATTTCTTCATTGGAGATTACAATTGGTTTCAAATCTCCTTGACACTTCCTAGCATATTTATCTACAAACAAATCTGGTGCCTTAGCTTTGAGGGCCTTAATCCTACTTACATCTTCTTTCTTCGATACTGTCTTTTTCTTTGTCTTTTGTTTCTCTTCTTTGATCAGCTGTTTATTTGTAATTAAAGAGGGAAGAACAGCCAATTCAGGAACAAAGGATAGATAGTCTTGGAATATTGGCTGCCAATTATCAAGATAGTATCCTAAAAGTAATCGGAAAATAAGAACAAATTCGTCTATGATCTTTCGAGAATCTGCTCTACTGATATTAATGTGAATGAAAGGTGTTCCCTTATTTACTCTTGCTTTTATCATATTATAATTGGATATCGCAGGTATAACATCGGTGGTAGAATCTTCTTGATAATATCTTTGTGTGAGAGTAATGGATACTGCTGCTGAATTTGATATATAGACATCGCTTGTTGGTGTCTCTCCTTCTTTCTCATCTTTAAAGATTGATCGATAATGAACATCTAATCTCTTCTTGAAAGCGTAAGGTTTGATATTCTCTTCTACATAGAGATAGATATTAAAAAGTGGTTCTGATAAAATAAGATCAAGAAGAGACGTTTCATCTATAGTGAGTCCTTGAATAGTTTCCTGGTTAATGAGACCATAGAGATCAAATCCACCTCTAACCTTCGCTTCTGTTCCTTTCCCTATGTTTAATGTGGGAAAGGCGGATTGTATTTTACTTCTTGACATCTCTGCCATTACACTTGCATCACCTTCGAATGGTAAATCAATAGTTAGATAATTAGTATCGAGATGATATTCTACTCTTACAAATGATTCGCGAGGTGCAGTGTACATATCATTAAATTCAACGTCCGTTGAATTACCAATCCATAATGTTAAATATATTGTATTAGGTAACTTGGCGCGAGAACTATTAATGACAGTGTTGTTATAATTTGGATCTTCTGTCAATGAATCTCCCTTAAAAACCTTATAGTATTTGGGAAACAAACCAATAATTTCATCAGGGTTTAATGGATCTTCCACAAATTTAACATCTCCGTTGTACTGGATGAATGGGATAAAAACCGAGAGAATAGTACTATCAAAAATCTCATACCCATTATTGATAGAAGGTATTCCTCCGTTCAATAGAGATGGTGTAAAAGCAACAAGAGCCGATCTTACTATAATAGGAGACATTGATATTTGACTCTTCTTATTATATTCATTCAAAAGGAATCCTTGAACATTCTGAATATTCCCTAGTCGATCTATATCGAGATCGTATTGTTTTGCCATCTGTATTTGCCAGCTCTCATAAGATCCTTGTAATATTTCATATGTGGCAAACTTACCGTGGGTAATACTTACATCATCAGGTTCTACGATGTAATAAAAGTTATTCATTATGACGAGTTCATCTTCTCTTTTGATTTGATTGTCATTCATAACTCTAAGATACGCCATTGCGACATCATCGGCGTTAATATTACCTCCAGGCATCCATTCCACAATACTGTTATAGATATTCTCCAGTGAAACCTTCTGATTATATAATAGTTGTACAACTATTATCAGATTCTCGAAAACCCACTCTGACGTCCCTAGATTTCGAAATTGAGGAACATTCTGTAATCGAGGCCTCACTACAATTAACTTGACAGGTACATTAAAATAATATGCCCATTTATATATCATAGTAACATCATTATCAAATGGCATCTGCACAGGAGATTCATTCGACTGTGATGTATTCATGTTTATATTACTGGACTGACCCTCCATTCTTTACTTGATTCTTAATCGATGACCTCTCTTTATCAAAGAAAAGACTTTTATTAGCAATATTAATAAAAATGGTCTTCCATTTTTTCGACCCAATTAAAATACATCGAGAAAGATAATACAGATAATATTATACAAAGTAATAAAATTATCTTATGTCCAAATGTCAAACCATAGAAGGACAGAAATTTCTTCTAATTTATTCAGAAATTTAACAACGGAAAATGGAAGACCGTTGAAAGCTTTCCATGATGCTCAACAGATCTTCACAAAGGGACCCAATGATGAATATCAAAAGAAGAAAGACAATAATGGAAATGATGTTGTTATCCTGAAAGGTTATGGTGGTTCGTCGGATGATGTAAGTATCAATTTAAATAATATAGAGGCGACTCTTAATCGTTTGAAAGAAAATCAAGCGCAACCTATCAGGAATCTTAAAGGAGATCTTGATAATGATTTTAAGAATATTATACAGATAATTCGTATTCTTTTCTCTACTGCCGCCTATGATTATGTACATGAAATAATCGTAAGAGTTTTTTGCGATGTTAAGACAGTCACACCCGGAACTATTGGAGCTTATTTCGCTGGATGTCTTGTAAGAACTAACTTTCCGGGAAATCCAGGATGTTCTGCTGTTTGTGCCGGAGCGGTTCCTCCAGAACAAGGAACGAAAGGTTTTGAATTTTGTGAGAAATACGCTATTATATATGATAGTGATGGTACTCTTATCTCTCTTAATGATCTTGAAGATAAAGAAGAAGCCTACATTTATATCTCTAATTCGATTAACTTCGAAGGTTTTACTTCTGAGGAAATTAAACAATTAAGCAATCTCGGAATCAAGAGGGTCAAATTAGTAAGATATTCACCAGACGGTCTTTCCTATCAAGAGGTTAGTTCTAACTTTATCGATGTCAACTCTCTTCCTGTAAAGAATAATAGTAATAATAACAATGATACATGTTCAAGTAA